CATACCTGTCTATACAAATGATTTAGCTTAGTTTTGTCTTGCATCATATGTAGAATTGACATTGTAACCAAAGTGTTATCTACTGCAGTGGTAAGAGCACCTGATGGCTGAGTATCTACATGCATCAATTGTCTAGGCGCTCCTTGAACGCTTACCTGATAATACGAGTCATCCCAACATGATAGTGCTTTATCCATCATTTCATAATATGTGGTATCAAGTTTATCTTTGATGTCTGATGTCACTATATCTTTAAACTTTGATGCTAGACACCGCCTTTGAACTACTCTGTGTGCTCTACCAATATGCTGATCAAGAGAACTTGCATCTAATGCAACGCACATAAGACTTGGATCATGTGCTAATTTTATTGACGCATTTATTTCTTTAGCAGCATCGTATACGGGTAGACCTAACTTCTGTGCCAATGCGTAACCTTCGTTATCATGCATATATTCCTTCATAGCCTCATACAATGGATAAAGAATAATTTGATGTGGAATAGGAAGGTTATATACGTAACGTAACTTACGCGCTGGTACTGATCTTAGTCCTAGTAGGAACGGTGTTTTAGGTGAATTATCAAGAAGCATATACTTACGTCTAATAATTTGGTTTGCTGTTAAGTGCATGAAGTTCTTCTTATTAGAACTAAAACCTTCACGAACTGTATCACTCTTATCGCCAAGTATTGTACCTCTAGTAACTTTAAATCTTGCTCTATCACCACCTGCGGAAGTAGCCTTTGACAGTTTACGCATATCATAAAACATTTTCTCAAGAGTTGGCACTTCCACCTTATCAATTATTGGTTCCCAATTGCTGACTCATAGATGTGAACTTCACGATTTAGTGCGTTTGTATCTATATCCTCAATGAATTTTCTTTGGGTATATGATTTATAACCACTCACCGGAAGTGAACCACTACATGATCGAACATATCCTTCGGCTGAACCAGCATGCATCAGATGTGTAATGACATCCAATATCTTTCTATTATACATATCTACAGCATACTTTTTAAAGGTATCCTCTGTAGA